TTCTCCTAAAGAGTAACCAGATGTGTTGTTTCCAGTAATAGCTGTTGCAAAGTTTGCGTTAGCAAACAAAGCGCTATCTGGTAACGCACCATCAGCATTAATTACAAATAATGAATTAGCGTTGTCACACACATAAGCGATTGCTTCAGTTTCGGGCTTAATTGCCGCGTAACCAGGGAAGTATGGTGCCCAAGTTGGAGTTCCGTCAGTTGCAATGTATTTACAACCCATGAAAACACCTAACAAAGGAACTGTACCACCATTAGCATTACCTGCGACATCTATTAATCCGCTAGCTAGAGGGATGACTGGAGTACCAGTCCAAATCAAACTTGTTGTTCCGCCACTTCCGCCTTCGAAATTAATAGGATACGCATTAACACCTTGGTTATTATAATTTGAGCCTGATTTTTCGTAAGGACGTAAACCAAATGCTGCATCTATATTAGCCATGTTATGTCTCCTTTAGACAATGTTGGTAGAGACATAGATCTTGCTCATCAAGATTTTTTGTTTCCACCAAATTCTACCCGGCTTTGTCGCTCTTTAGAGATTGGCATTGAAGGATGTTCTTCCCTCATTAAATCGTTGTCAACAGATTTTTGCTGATCATTAGTTAAGCCTTGAAAGTATTCATCTCTCGCATCTTTAACTTCAATCGGACATCTCATTAACATCAACCCACCTACTGCTATAATGCCTTTAAATTTACCTTCTGATAAAGTAGGTAAATCTAATCTATCAGGATATTCATCTGCTCTCACAGGTTCATAACCTGATCTGATCCTAGAGGTGACATTCTTATCGTCTGCCAGTCCTCTAATTTCAAACCTTACCCACCTATGGTGATAACCTTCTGGTGGTTCAGGGGCTTCTAAGTTAGAAGGCGGAACCCAACTTCTCTTACGAGTTTCTAATTCACGGGTTTCAGTTTTGCGTGAGGTCTTCTTGTTATTTTCTATACTCATATTTTGCTACTCCTTCACGTATTTAGCATATTCTTCTAGTGGCACATTAAGTCTCTTAGCTATCGCTATTTGTGAAGGTGTGAGCTTCACGACTCGGCGTCCAGATTTTGTTTTTCGTACGGCCGACGCAACAGTCTGAACGGGCTGCTTTGTTTCGGTTTTTTTCTCCTCAGTCTTTTTACCATTGGTAAATTTATGAGGAAACTCTGTTCTCATTCGAGAGTTAATTTCATTATAGTACTCATCGCTCGTTGGGTCAAATCCTTCTTGCGTTACAAGGCGATTATGTAGCGCCATTGCAGCACCTGTCATCACATCATCTGATCCAAACCATTCATTTTCTGACGCCCATTCTTCTGCTCGAGTGTCAATTTGAGCTGGAGCTTCATATTGTTGTTGAGGTTGTTGTTGTGTTTGAGGAGCAGGAGTGTAAGCTTTTTCGTCATTTTGTTGAGCTACTTTCATAGCTGACAATCTTGCAGCGTCAGCTTTTGCTTGAGCTAATTGCTCTTGAGCAGCAACCTGTCCCTCTGTATCATTGTCTTCAATAGCTTTTTTAAGATTAGCTTTAGCAGCTTCAGCAGCGCTTGTCACTCTTCCTTCGTATTCACTAACATATCCTTTACCTACATTAGTATATTTTTTTCTAAGCTCTTCGTTTTCTTTTTCTTTAGCCTCGTAAAGCCTTTCCATTTCTCTCATACGACCAACAAGATTGTTAATTCTTTTTTTAACTCCTTTGCTATAATCGTTTAAGTCATCTGTTTTGTAAGGATCTGTTTCTTCTGACTCTGGTTCTACCTCTTCAGTTTCTTCCACAGACTCGGGTTGTTCTTCGACTACTTCTTCTTCTACAATTTCTTTTATATTGCTTTCTTTTACAGGAACTTCTTGATTAGTTTCTTCTTCAGGAAGAGTAACTTCCACAGGGTTTCCTGTTACGTCAAGAGGAACCATTTTTTCTTCAGCCATAATATTCTCCTAAAATAAACTTGCTGGCAGTATATCTTTTGGATGATCAATGACTGCCAGTATTTCATCATCATTCACTATTCGAAGTTCACCACCATCAATACGAATTCTTGATCCTGCATATTTAGTAATGAGTACCCAATCACTGTCCTTGCACCAAGGACCATTGGGAAATCTTGTTGTATCTTTATAGGCATCAGGTCCTATCTTTAAAACCTTACAGACATTAGTAGCTACCTGAGCTTCTGCTATTGTTTCATCTGTGAGATGAAGTCCTGCTTTAGTTTTTTTCTCTAACAATAAAGGAAATAAAATAATTCTAAAACCTGTTGGTTCTGGAACCTTTCCTATTTCTTTTTTTGTTTTGTAGGGCTTTTCGTTAATATCAATGATATTACTTTCGGGCATTAAAATCTTCGATTTCGTCTTCATAGCGCTCCTGTTTTTTTAGCAGGTCCGTGAGTTCCTGTATGGTTTCTTTATAAGCATGTAATTTCCCTAGAAGATACTTATATTCTTCTAAAGTTTTTACATCCGATGTTATAACTTGATTTACTTGTTCTTGTCTAGTTTTTATTATTTTTTTAAGATAATCTACAACTGTTATTATATCCACTATGCTCCTATACTAGCCATCTTATCACTCATGTTTTTTGCCCGATTGGGTGTCTGTTTTGCCCAGCGTGAATCCAACATCTCTAGACTTGCAGCAGAATAAGCTGAAGTAGATAAATGTTTCCACATGTTACGAAACTTAGAGACACCTGTCTTACCCAATTGAAATACCATCTCAATGATAAGTTCTTTAGCTAAATCATCTATGTCTGTACATTGATGCTCTTGTATTAATTCTTCTGCTCCTTTAATTGCATTTTGTAGATCGGCTTCAAGAATATCCATGAGAAACTTCTCTTCGTATTCTTTATCATCTTCCCAAAACTCTTCTACACACAGGTGGCCTACGCCCACTGTTCTTTTGTTTAGGGTATCGAGGTATACCTTGTTACGATATCCTTCATGATCCTTAACGGATTGTAGTAGTCTTTCCATGTTCATACAAACACCCTCGTTGTTGGTCTTTTATCTGGTAGCATTCTACCAAAACCTCTTGGATTAACTGTGATGTATCCTCCATTAAATTTCTTTACTATTGTTTTTACATTAGTAGGTTTACCACCAGGATTACCTGCAGCTCTCTTTCTAGCTACAGCAGATTTTTTCTGTGATGAACTCATTGATCTTGCTTTTGCTATAGGTACACATTTTGGATAAGCTCGCTTACTTCCTTTTTTTCTACCACAAGGTTGATACTTACCATTCTTTTTAGGTGCACCAATGTCAACCCATTTCTCTTTAACCCAAGCTCTTAATCCTTTTTTAGCCATTAGGTGACAGTAGTTACTTTACGTCTATCTTCCATTACTCCACCACAACCTTTGGCTATACCACCTTGATTGAAGCTAGAAATTTTTTTTCGTTGTTGAGATATTTGATTAATAATTCCTCCATTGGCTTTCTTTTTTTTCTTGCCTCCTGGAGTTACTTTCCCTGAACAAACAGCACTTGCATACATGTTAGCATATGCACTAGGATATACTTTAAATTTTCTTTTAGCCGCAGCCTTACCTTTTGCACAAAGTTTACCCATTATTTTTTTCTCAATCTAGATAATGTTTTAGCAAACCTTGCTCGTTGTCCTAATTTTCCCGGTGCTTTCGCAGCTTTGTTTAATTTTTTCAAAGGAATCTTTTTTCCTTTTTTCACGCCTAAAGACTTACGCAATGAACCGGGTTTCTTAATAGCTTTTTTAATATCAAGTTTTTTCTTTTTTACTCTTCCACCTTTTTTATATTCAGAGGCTAGAGCAGGATCTATTTTTTCCTGAACTGCTTCAGGTAATTTGTTAAATCCTTTTTTATTTGATGGTATTGATTTTGTCATAATTATTTCTTTTTTAAAAGTCCCATTGCACCTTTAGCTCCCTTGATGCCAAAGCTTGCAGCGCAACATAAATATAATAAATGTTTATAATATTCAGGAAGCGAGTGCAAGGCTTCAAAGCCAG